ATGGGAAAAAGAATGAAAATAGTATTTGGAAAACCCTATCATATTCCATCCTCTGTACATGGCGTAGAAGTGGTTTTTCCCTATGAGATAATGAGTGCTCCAATAGAGGATAAAAATGAAGAAACTAAATCTTTTAAATTGCAAGTATTAATTGATCCCGATTTAGCAAGTATTTTGGGTTTTCAATTTTGGCAGCCTTCTGAAACTTATTCCGGATTACTGAAACTTCTTCTTTCTGATGTAATTGATGAAATAAAAAGAAAATACTATTATGGAATTTTGAATGATTTTGAAAGTATAGTTTTAATAACATCAAATTATGCATCAGAAAGGATTCATCAAATTAACCAATTACCTGAAGTTGAAGGATATGAAGAATTATTTTTTGGAAGTTAATTAATTAATTTGTCTTCTGAAAATAGAAGTGACGGGGTGAGTGTTCAAATAAAGGACACTCAACCTTTAACATATAACGTTCTTATTACAATATATTTTTCCCAATAATTGGCAAATTCAATCTCTTTCATTTGCAGTATTTGAATAGATGTCATGTGCCAATGAAGCTAACAAAATCTCCTTTTTTTGTCCTTTCCCTCCCCCTCTATGCTTGATATCTTTACTCCCAAAACAAGATTATGGCAGAAATGCAAATTATCAGGCGTAACCTTGCGCTTAAAGAGTATGAGATAAAAGAAACCCCCGAAGGGAAACAGAATAGCTTCTCGATTAAGTTCGTGAAGAAAAACGGTGAACTTGTCTTTATCCCTCGCGCTGTTGCGGCAGGACTTCCATTCAATGGAAAAGACAACCGAATGCGCGGGGTTCTTCCCGTTGACAGCGATAATAATGCTTCAGGCCATGTAACACCTGTACATATCGACGGAATAATTGAGTGGAACGGTAAGAAAATCAAACTGTAATGACTGATATCCTATTCAACAAATCGGGTGTTCCGTTAATTGCCTATGGGAAAAATTACCAGGCTACCACTACCGGCACTCCTGCCGAAAAGCCCAAAAACACCTCGCAACCAAAAAATCCGGATGAGGATAAACTGACAGTCGGGAATATCCAGGTATCGGCATGGGGACCTGCCAACGATTTTCCGAAAAAAGCCGATGAGATCATTAACAGTGTTGGGGTACTGAATACAGGATTAAAGTTTACGCGTAACTTCACGATGGGTCAGGGAATATTTGCCTGTAAGGTATCCGATTACGATGAGCAGGGCAATGAGATTCTGGAACGTGTGAAAGATAAATCGCTTATCACACTCGCCAACTCCCGCCTGATTCGCAGGTTTATGTCAAAGGCTTTACGCGATTACCTGAAGTTCGGATGTGCCTTCGTTCAAATATTGATGAATGCAGATGGCAGTCAGATTGTAGGGATCAATACAATCAATGCAAAATATTGCCGGTTAAGTATGGCCGATCAAAACGGGGTGATCACCCAATGTGTTGTTTCAGGTAAATGGCCGGATACTCCGGGAGAAGGATTTTACCAGGTTTATGATGTGCTCGATGAATACGATCCGTTTGCCGATCTGCAACGCCGTCGTTATGGAAATAAGGTTGCCGGCAAATCGTTTATCTATGTGATCCGCGATTCATGGGGGAATGGTGAATACTACAGCTCAGCCATCTGGTGGGCTGCTTACCTTGCCGGTTGGATCGATATTGCAAAGAAAGTTCCTTCGTTTTTGAAAAAAGCCTATGAAAACCAGATTACCTGGAAGTGGCATATTCAAATACCTTATGCTTTCTGGGATAAACAATTCCCGAAAACTGAGTTTCCGGATACCGAATTGCGTAAGCAGTCCATCGAAAACTATCTGGATAGCATTGAAGCAAACCTTTGTGGAACTGACAATGCTGATAAACCGATCTTTACTTTCTTTGAAATCAATCCCCAAAACGGACGTGCAGAGGAACAATGGATTATAAAACCACTGGAGAACAAGCTCAGTAACGAGCAAAATCTTGTGACTTCTGCTGCAGCCAACTCCGAGATCATGTTTTCGATCATGGTCAATCCCAATGTCCTTGGTGCCGGAATGCCAGGTGGAACCTATGCCGGTAACCAGGGAGGAAGCAATATCCGCGAAGCATATCTTGTGAATATTGCAAACTGTTGGCTCGATCGCCAGGATCTGCTCGATCCGCTTGAGCTTTTTATCCGCTACAACGGTGCCGAAGAGGATATCGAATGGCGTTTCCGCAATACAGTTCTCACTACCCTCGATACCGGTTCCGGCACGACCAAAACACTTTCATAATCCGCGTAATCCGTCTTAATCCGTGTAATCCTTTAAAATCATGTTGTTCTCAAAAACCAAAAATCTAAAAATGGAGGAAATCCGCAAATTTCTTCCCGTTAGTTCCTCATCCGATTTCGACAGTGTCGCTCCGCATATTCTAAATGCCGAACGCGATTATCTGATACCAGTAATCGGAGTCGCGATGTATGAAGAACTGGAAGAATTTTACGAAATGGAGACTCTTTCCAATCCAACCGCAGTACAGCAAAAAACCACAGAATTGCTCCGGTTGGTTCAATCGTCAGTTATCCATATTGCCTACTGGATCGGGTTCGATCTATTGAATGCTCACATCTCTGATGGCGGGTTCAAACGGACAGAGTCAACTTCGGTAAAGGGACTTTTTAAATACCAGGAAGAAAACCTGAAAGCATACTTTCGCACGAATGGTTTCAATGGTCTCGACACAGTGCTGCAATACCTGGAAACAAACATTGCTGATTTCGGAGAATTCGCTGCATCACCGGCCAGCACTTTGCTTAAATCAGCATTTATCCCGACAACCGATATTTTCAATGAGATCGTTTTCATCAATAAAAGTCGGCTGACATTCCTGAGGATGAAGCCACACATGCAATTAATTGAAGATACTGAAATCTCAACCATCCTGGAAAATGCTTTTGCTTTCGTAAAATCGGAGATGGTGAAGACAGATCCGGACGCAAAAGTAAAGGCCATACTTCCATATATCCGAAAGCCCATTGCTTACCTCGCCTCTACCCTGCTTATGGAAGAGAGCGGCGCAGACCTGACGGACAACGGCCTTTTCTTTACTTCGACCGCGGCCGGTTACAACAATGACACCGAGCGAAAACCGGCAGCTTCGGATAGGATTGCAATTCTTGTAAAACGCAACCGAAATACCGGAAATGCTTATCTCGATCAGCTCCGCTCCTATCTTGCAGCTAATGCTTCAGATTGGAATGAAATAACATCATCGACTGGAAAAGTTTTCCGGCGAGACAACACCAACAAAAAAACCTTTTGGGTATGATAGATATCGCTATAGAATATCCATCTCTGTTTTTCAAACGAAGAGCAATAAGCAAGGCTCCTTCATCCTGGTCTGAATTGACCGAACGGCAGTTTATTGCCATTTCACAAACGATCAACGGAACAGAAACTGACTTTCGTTTCCTCTCCGTACTTACCGGAATAAGGCAAAAGCTGATTAAGAGACTCTCTCCGTTCGAGCTATTCAAGCTCTCTGAAGGAATAGATTTTGTCGGTCAGGCCGGGAACTCGCATGCTGCGTTTATCATTGGGAAAATACCAGGAACTGATTTCGTATCGCCAAAACCAAAACTTGCAGGAATGACTTTCGGTCAGTTTATTTTTACCGAATCCTATTACAATGATTGGATGTCAGATCAGGATGAAAAGGAGCTGAATAATTTCGTCGCTTCGCTTTATCTTCCATTAAACATGGCATTTAACAACGAGTATATTCCATTGGGCGCCGGAAAAATCGCAAATGCATCCTTGGATACCCGGAAAGCAATTGCATTTAATTACTCATTGGTAATGATTTGGCTGCAAAAAGCTTATCCACTTATCTTTCAGACATCTTCTGGTGATCCGGATATTGCCCGGGTTGATGGTATACGCCCAAATCAAACAGGATGGTTAAAAATATTTGAATCGTTGGTTGGTGATGATTTGATTAACCAGGACCGCTACGCTGAACTTCCGTTACATACCGTACTGAGGCACGTCACCACCAAATACAAAGAGAGCGTTCGTAAGGCATCACCCCAATTCGTGTAATTCGTTAAAATTCGCTTAATTCGTTATTCATCCGTGTAATTCGCATTCCCCATGAACACAAAATTTTCCGACCTGATCCAATACTTCAGAACCATCGCCACCCAGCATGTGGCTATTGGTCACTCTATTTCTGAAAAACACTTCTATCGTTTCGAACTCGACGAAGTTCTTACAGGGCTCAAAAAAGTAAACTATCCTGCGTTGATATTGGAGGGTTACCGCTATTCGCTTTCGGATAAACAGAGTGAAAATGTTATGAAGGAACGATCAGGAGCCTTTATGTTGCTTGGACAACTGAACGATATTGGCGATTATGATGCGATGCATCAACTCTGGGATCACCTGGAAACTATTTGCGACGACATCATCGTTCGCATTAAAGCTGATAAGCGTAATCCGGATGCCAAAGCCATTCGTGATTTCGACATGGGAAGTGTGAATGTGGCATTGATCGCGAATGAGAACGATAAGAACTATGGTGTAAGGTGCACTTTCACGATCTCCTCGCCTCTTTGTAGTGATGTAAATCCGGAGAAGTGGAATCTTAATAACAATGTGACTGATTAATAAAATATTTATTCTATGTCACTCATTCAATGCGGAATGCCTGCAATATCTGGCAGCGATTTCGATGCAAAAGCGCAAAATGAAGCGGTATCCAAATGGGCATCGATGGTGCAACGCAAGTTACGAGACCGTACCTCCTGGTTTGATCATGGCAAACGGGGAACAACAAACCGTCCAGGGCGAATTGAGAAAAACCTGGGGAACAGCATCAAGTCAGTAACAAAGAAATCATATGGGGTAATCGATCGCGTGACATATACTTTCGAAAGGCATGGCGTGTTTGTCCATAAAGGTGTAGGTCGTGGATATGAAATGCAAGGTGGAATGGTTGTTCGCACTGCCAAGTCAGAAGATCCGGCCACCCGTCAACCAACCTGGTGGGGAGATGAGCCACGTCCGCGAATACCCAATGAATGGTTTAACCCTTTACTGGAACAAACCCTTCCGGAACTGGCAGACAAATTGGCCGAAATAAATGCGGATGCTGTGCTGAATGCAACACGGATGACGATTCGCTAATGAAAGTGTATAATCGTTATTTGTAATGAAGCATAGTTACTAATTGTGGGAATGTAATCTGTGATCATTCTATTTTTCTTATTTTTTCAACAATTACAGTTAATTCCTTGATAAAATCATTTAATGTCTTATTTTTTAGTATTTCTCTTTTTTTTTGATCATGGCTAATTTCATGTTGAAGATTGATAAGACATTCTAAATCATCCATGTGATATTTCTCCAATCTTCCATTGGTATATCTCTCTTCAGGAAAATATCTATAATGGAGAATGGATTGAAAATCATAAATTGCCCTTGAATTTAATTTTTTAATTTTTTTGCCAAGGATTTTCCCATTAACTGATTTTAAGATTGCAGTATTTTCATAAACAGTTCTTCTATTAGGGATGGCTTCTCTAAGCATTTTGTAAATTCTGTCAAAGTTGGAATTGTCTATATTCTCGAATATACTTTTTAAATAAGATGAACTTTCAAATGATTGTTGGCTTTCAATTTTTTTTAAAAGAAATTCCGTCAATGTTCTATATTCTTCTGAGTCTATGCTTTGATATTGCTTTCCATAAGCACCATCGAAAATTCCATAATTCTGACAGATTGATGCCTTTCGATTTCTATCAAAAATTATTTCAATTATTCGCATTGATTTTTTTAAAATATACTCTTTATTTTTATCCAATAAACCATTATTTACAAGATTTATAAGAATACCTGATATGTGCAGTAATACAGTTGTGTCTTTAATATCTCCTTTGTAAAAAGTTGTCCAAACACTCATTCTCAATTTTTTAAACTCTTTATCATTAAGAAATCTCCATCCCCACAATTTTTCCCATTCTTGTTCAATATCTTGTCTAAAGAACGCATTACTTTTTAATTCGGTATTTAATTTAATAGGATCTAAATATCCATTCTCAATATAGTCTATTAACATTGAAATTTGAATCGTACTTGCAGAATATAATATATTGTTTTCTGATAAAATCGGATTATATTTCCCCTCAATCTTAGAGCTTTCCTCCTTTTCTTTGTCAAGAAAATGATATGCTTGGAAATTACTTATTTTTTCATTTCCAGTTTTATGTTCAACGTAAACAATAATAAAATAAGAGAGCAGATTTTTAATAAATTCTTTATAATTATTATGTGTCGTAATTGAATTTTCAAAAAAAGAAGTAAATCGATTAAAATCTAAAAGTGATTGTTTCAATACCCGTAAATTTTCGAGATTTGAAGCAATAAAAAGCGATTTAATTAAATCTTTATAGGCGGCAATATCTTGATTACTTTTAAGTCTTTGTGATTCATCAATAAAATGCAAGATTGCATTTTCAATATCGCTTTTAACTTCAAAAGTTTGTCCAATTAGTTTTTCTTTAAAGTCTTTATATGAAACACCAGAATCGATTTTATCTTTTTCGTATTTATCTTTTATCTTTTCTTCATCCGCTACAAGGATTACTTTACATTTAGAATGTTCTACAAAGTGATTTATGAATCCGAAAATCTCATCTGTAGGTATTTTACACCGTTCGATGTCATCAAAAATTAATATTCTTTTTCCTGATATACTATCACTTCTATTCTCCAGAATTCCTAAAGCATCAACATTGAAAGAAATATTTCCATCGCTGTTTTCATCATCGTCAAAATTAAAATCAATCTTTGCTGTAGATCTAAGCAAACCCTTAAAAACCTTTTTTGCAATCTGCATTCCTTTTGAGTATAAAAAAGGATTTATCTCTGCTCTAATTTTATCATTAACTGTTTTAATGTTCTCAATTCCATTAAGACTTATGTATATTGGATGAATTTTTATCACCTCTTTTTCTTCTTTTGAGTCAATCCAGTTTTCTTTTTGGTTTTTTATGAAAAATGTTTTCCCGCATCCCCAATTACCTTTGAGTAAAACAGCATACTGAGGATTATCAAGGTCTATATAATAATTAAGATATTCGATTATGTGTTCGTTCATATTCAACAATGTCAAAGGTATGGTTTACGACTTGTTTATCTGAGCAGCAATCTTTTTTTATTGCTTCCAAATTATTCTAACTATATACAATAATGTCCAACATTATTGTATTTAAAATTACATATTTTCTCAATACTAAATCATAACTATCGATTTATTATATCCTTTTATTTCACTGTAAAATTATGTCCTTTCAATTCCCTCTACCTCCCTGTAACTTAGCCAAAAACAACAAAAATGGCAACAAGTTACAACCGCAGGATCAATCTATTCATTAACGGGCAACAGGTTAGCAATGATGTAAGGAGCATTCGGGCAGAGATGCAAAAGCTGGTAAATGAACAGGCACGGATGACGCTTGGCAGCCAGGAATACATTGCACATGCACGCCGGATACGGGATCTTCGGACTATTCTGGCAGAGCACAATCAGCAAATTGCGGCGGTTTCAAGATCATGGAGTATGGCAGGTGTAGGGGATGCTTTCAACCGGTACTTTGCAATGGTTACCGCTGTTGTTGCATCGATAACCGGGTTGATAATGGGTTTTAAGGCTTTGGTTAAGACGTTTAATGACTATGAAGAAAGGGTTGACAACCTTTCGGCACTCACTGGATTAGCCGGAACATCGTTGGATTGGCTGTCACAGAAGGCAAAGGACTTAAGCACTGCTACAATTGAAGGAGGGATCAGGGTTACGCAGGGTGCCCAGGAGATCATTGATGCTTTCACTAAGACAGGTTCTGCCCGACCGGAATTACTCAAGAACAAGGAGGCACTGGCACAGGTAACACAAGAAGCGATCATTTTAAGTAATGCTGCCAAGACAACCCTTCAACCGGCGATTGAAGCGCTGACGATGGTGATGAACCAGTACAATGTTCCGGCATCAGAGGCACGCAGGATCATTAATGCACTGGGAGCAGGCTCAAAGGAAGGTGCAGGTGAGATACCTTACCTGACCACCGCTTTCGAAAAGGCAGGTACAGTTGCCGCTAATGCGGGTTTGAGTATTGAAACCATGGTTGCCACCATCGAGACGCTTGCTCCCCGGATTTCACAACCTGAAATTGCCGGTCGTTCCCTCAAAGGGGTGCTGCTCGATTTGCAACAGGGAGCTGATGATATCAATCCTTCAATCGTTGGGATGACAACTGCACTGGAGAACCTGGGGAAGAAAAACCTCAGTATTACAGAGCTTACCAAAATGTTTGGTAAAGAGAATATTACAACCGCTGCTATCCTGATCAACAATGTTGAAGAGCTGAAGAAATATGAAAAAGCGGTAACCGGAACCAATATTGCGATAGAACAGGCAGCGATCAACACCGATAACAACAACGCCAAACTGGCCCAGGCAAGAAACAGGATTAACATCGTGTCAATCGAACTGGGAGAAAAGCTTTCCCCTGCCATGTCTCTCGTTACAGGTTATTTTGGAAAGACTTTAAAGTTTGTTTCTGTCCTGGTGGATGTTTTCACGGTCTATGGAAGAACAATCATTACCGCAACTGCGGCCATTGTTGGCTATACGCTTGCTGTGAAACTTCAGACGATGTGGATCAACCGGTCCAACCAGGCTACGCTTGGCCAGATCATTGCCTCCAAGGCGCATGCCATCATCACAACGGCAGAAATTGTGGTAACCCAATTATGGGCTGCAGCGATGATGGTCCTTACAGGGAATCTCAGGGGAGCGAACCAGGCACTTCGGGTACTGACCAATACGATGAAGCTGAATCCGATTGGTCTTCTGACTACTGCAGTGATAGCAGGGGCTTCAGCTTTGCAATATTACACGCAGAAAAAGAAGGAGGCAGCTGCTGCCGCCAATGTGAGTAACCAGATACTTGAAGAGGAAAAGATGTTGCTTAATGGTTACTCCTCAGAAATCGTAAAAGAGCGCGATAACCTGAATGCCATCGTGGGTTCCATCATCCGGACCAACGAAAATGAAGAACTACGCAGTACGCTGATTAAAAAGCTGAAGGATCAATACCCTGCCTTTTTGGGGATGATCGAAAATGAAAAGGTCAGTAATGATTTGTTGGCAATCAGGCTATCGGAGGTCAATAACCAGTACAGTGAGAAAATCAGGCTTGCGGCCCTCAAAGCAAAAGGGGAAGCCATCAATAATGCAGTCGTAAAGGCGGAAGAAAGGAAACTGGCGATCGAAGAACGCCTGGTGCAGATTGAAAAGGAGAGTTACCGTACCGATGGCAAGAAGAAACAATCAGAGGTTACTGCCCTTAATGCAGAGTACAACCAGTTAAACCTTACACTCTCGGATTATAAAAAAAGGCAGGAGGAAATCACCACCGCATCCACTCAACTCGATGCGGAGATCAGGGAGTATGATACCCTTCCTTATGTGGAAAAACAGCTTTCCGGGTTATTGTCGGCAAGAAAAACTTATGGCGAGGGCCTTAAAAAAGCAATGGCGTCAGAGAACAAGGATGAGATCGCACATTACCAGAAACAACTGAATCTGACGGATGCACAAATCAAACTTTTTGAGGATAAGAGAGAAGCACTTTTAGCTTCAGCAAAACAAATTAAACCGGTAACCCCGATCAATCCGGGTGATTTAGAAGAAGGTGAAGGTTCAGGAAGTGAGGGTAAAAAGGTCAAAAAGACCGATGCCGAAAAGGATGCTGAAAAGCTTCGCAAGTTCTTTGAACTGGACGATGAAGAGCAAAAGGATGCGATCCGGACAGAGTTGAGTAAACTGGGGAAGGAAGGGGTGGCAGCGTTGGCCAAAGGGATTGAGGATGAAATGGCTGATGCAAAGGATACGAATAAGCTACTCACTGAAATGATGACACCTGAAAAGGAGAAAGTTGATGAGGCAGGTGACTATGCACTGAAAAAATACTACGAAACGGTGGAGGGTCAGAAAACCCTGCTGATGGCGCAGCACGAAGCAGGGTTGATCAGTGAGCAGGAGTTTCAGGATAAAATTGTTGAAATTCAGAAAAAGGCGATCGACGAGAAGCTGGAGAAGCAGGTTGAAGGTGCAAAAAAATATCAGGAGGTAACCACAGCCGCGGCCAACTTCGTGAGTGTTTTGATGGAGGCCGAACTGGCAGATGCCGGTGATAACGAAGAGAAAAAGAAGCAGATCAAAAAGAAGTATGCCGATGCGAATATGGTGGTCACGATCGGTCAAATCATCTCGGCTACTGCCCTGGGAATTATGCAGTCGTTTGCTCAACTGGGACCGGTGGCAGGTGCTATTGCTGCCGCATTTATCGGAACAACAGGTGCTGTGCAGGTAGCGATGGCAGTATCAGAAAGGAACAGAATGAAATCACTTCATACTGGAGGTTTCACTGGTGATGGCGGAAAGTATGAGCCTGCAGGAATTGTACACAAAGGGGAATATGTAATCCCCCAGGAGGGGGTAAACAACCCCAGGCTTCAGCCGCTGATCAGCCTGTTTGAAACAGCCAGGCGTAATCATACCCTTGCCCGTCTGGAGCTAAGCCCCGTAGTACAAACAATCAGTCAATCACGGGGATATGCTTCAGGAGGCTTTACCTCCCCCGCTTCCTTCGGGCCACTGCCCTACCCTGCTGGAGCATCTGAAAATCAGACGGGTAATGATCCGGAACTGAAAGCCGCTGTCCTGGAGTTGAACCGGTTACTTAAAGCCGGTATTCAGGCAAAGATCCCAAGGTATGGTACGAATGGGTTATCAGATGCGTTGGATGATATCAATCGCTTTAATTCTAAAGTTTACAAAAAATGAAGCTAATTATTGGAGGCAACCCAATTGCCCTGCAAAAAGATGCAAGGATCAGCATTCAAAGATCATCACCGGCATTAAACGAAGATACAGGATCATTCTCCTATCCGTTTCCGGTACCAACGTTGCCCAATCAACAGATCCTGGGTTGGCCGGGCAAACTTCAAAGGGCCGGAGAAATCGCTGACCAGACCTTTATCCTCGAAGATTCAGGGGTGCAGGTTTTCAGCGGTGAGGTGGACTACGATCTGATCACCAAAAATGAGATCGGCATTATCCTGAAATCCGGTTACACCGTGTTCCGGAGTAAAATATCAGGTAAGAAATTGGGAGAGCTGGATTACGGTTCTGAGAGTTGGCTTCCGCTCTATTATACCACCCAGCAGGTAACATCCAAGTTGGCTGAATGGGATGCAGCCAATACCAGCGGAAACGGAAAATACTACGTGTCCCCCATCGCGATCAACGATGCTTTGAGCACAACATCCGTGGATGACTATGTGAATAAAATTGACAAATTAACGGGAAAACTAAAGTATGACTCGGGAGGAACGCGCCAGAATGTAAACCTTTATATGCTGCAATTCCGGGCCACTTTTATGCTTGAAAAGATCTTTGAAAGCGCAGGCTACACCATTCTTGCAGACGAATTGGGAACAAGTGAGTTCAGCAAACTTGTTGTTTTTTCCAGGATCATCAATGTCACTTACGGTTCCACCCGCTTCGGAATTCCAGGGCTGGAGCAGACAGATATCCTTCAATATTCGAAGCTGATGCCCGATGTTACGGTCCTGGAATTTGTTGACAACATCGCAAACCTGCTCTGCATGATGTACGATATTGACGAGCGCAAGAAAACAGTCAGGATACTTTTTAAGAAGAATATTTTCGCACCCGGTAATGTAGACAACCTGAAAATGGTTGAGCTGGCCGGATGGCAGCACAGCGAAGAACGAATTTCAGGAGGTTTTAAAATCGGGTACAAATCCCAGGATTCTGATCTGGATACCAAATCCGATTACATTCCAGACAGAGACGTAAACTGGCTGGATACTCCCACGATTGACGGTGAAGTGGTTCATGTCATTTCGCAGGATGCGGATTACATTACAGTAACCTCCGGTGACGTAAAAGAGTGGAAACAGATTGGACGTTTAAAAGAATACGTCTCCGGGAATGGTGCTGAAAGTGTTGAACTGGCCCTGAAAATTCCGGTGGCTGTGGCCCATCCGGACGGATATCCGCTTCCAAAACTGGAGCTGACGCCCTTAAACAGGTCTTATGCTTTTGCAAATATCAATGAAACGATCGCATCCATTTATCACGGCCGGAAAGAAGTAAACGGAGTGGGCATCCCGTACCTTTCCGCTGACTGCTGGGGAATTGCAGACGGATGGTCAATCGGACTGACCCCATACCTGGCACCGGAATACCTCTATGAAAAAGTTTACAAGGAGTTTCTGAACTGGAAAGCATTTAAAGCGCGTGGTTTCAATAAGTACATTGAATTGACACTACCACAGGTATTAGCGCTTCGGTGGGATAAAAAATACAACATCAATGGAATCGAAGTGATCCTGGATAAAATTAACTTCGAATTGCCGCATTACGGGACGGTGAAGATAGAAGGGTTTACCATTTAA